CTAAGGCAGACTCTAAGCCTGCTGACGATGCCAAGTAGGTGATTTATGTATGCAACTGAAGCAAATTTGGTTGCACGATTTGGCCAAGAGGTTGATCAGCTAAAGTTGATGCATGCAAGTACATCAACTGCGGTTGAAGATGCATTACAGGACGCAACGGAAGAAATTAACGGCTACATCGGTGGTCGTTATGCTCTGCCGTTGCCAAATGTGCCAAGTAATTTAGAGCGCATGGCGTGTGATATTGCACGCTATCGTCTCTATTTCCAGCAACCGACAGAGGAAGTGCGAAAGCGTTATGAAGATGCAATCTCATTTCTTAAGTTGGTAGCCACTGGTAAGGCGCATTTACAAATCCAAGATGCAGAGACCAACCAGATCGTAGACGACCAACCAAGCAAAAAACCTTCAACCATGCCGATTGGTACCAGTTATACCGGCGGGGTTTTTGGTGATTCCATCTTGAGCAAGATGCCAAGCATCAAGTGAGGTGCGTATGGCCTTCGCAATAACCATACAGTCTGACAGCTCACCGATTGAAGCAGTCTTTGCGCACTTGAACCAGTTTGAAGCCGACAAGTCAAAGCTTTTTGATGAGATTGGCCAAGGATTGGTTTCAAGTATAGATGAGCGCTTTCTTGATGGCCGGGATGTGGACGGTAATCCGTGGAAGATGTCATGGCGTGCAATGGTGCAAGGCGGTCAAACGCTGCGTGATACCGGGCGCTTAATGAACTCTTATACGCATAACGTCTTGTCGAATGGCGTAGAAGTCGGCACCAACGTGGAGTATGCAGCATACCTTCATTACGGTGCGACGATCATGCCTAAGACTGGTCAATACATTACGTTTGCTGTGGCTGGCCAGTACAGAAAAGTGAAGCAAGTCGTTTTACCACCACGGACTCAGCTTGGGTTAAACGCTGAAGATGAGGAAATGGTTTTGGACATCGTAGGAAGTTTTATAGATGACTACATTCTTCGCGGTGCGTGATGAAATTGCTGAAAAGCTCAAGGAGATCCCAGAGTTTAAGCAAATCTATACGCCACAGAACTCGACCAATATCACAGAAATGTCGCAACTGTCCCCATCGGCCCATGTGAACTTTGTGCGTATTGATTTAAAGGACTCAAAAGGAAACAGCAAGCTCAACCAGATCGGGCAGCAATGGGCGGTTTCTGTTGCATGTCGAAATGCACAATCACAGTTGAATGACGGGCGCGCCGTGGCAGATGAGGCAGGAGCATTAACTGAAAAGGTTATTCGGCTTTTGGCCGGGTGGCAGCCGGTAGCTTCACGCATTCCATTACGGTTCTTATCAGTGCGAGATGGTTACAGCTCAAGTTTTGCATATATCACTATCATTTTTGAATCCGAAAAGTTTATTTAAGGAGCCATCATGGCGAAACAATACAAAGCATTAAAGCCGGTCGGCCGCTTTAAGCAGGGCGACATTGTAGGCGGTCTGGCCGATGCCCAGATTAAAGAATTACTGGCCAAGGGTGTCATTGAAGAAGTGAAGACCACGGCTGCTACAGCAAAAAAGGCATCTGCAGGGGATACTAAGTAATGAGCACAAATTATATTTCACTCCAGGGTAAGTTTTACTTAGCTAAAATTACGGCAGGCGTGGCAGGTGCTATGCGCCACATCGGTAACGTGCCAGAGTTTGAACTGGAAATTGGTGCAGATGTGCTGGAGCATACTGAATCAAAGTCTGGAATGCGTACGACTGACTTTACGATGGTGCAGACCACTTCAGTTAACTTCTCCGGCCAGCTGGAAGAGGTGAACAAAGAAAATCTGGAATACATCGTTTCTGGTACCAATACAGACGTCGCTTCGGAAGCTGTCACTGATGTTTCACTGGGCACCGTGGCTGCTGGTGAAGAAATCAAGCTCGATGGCTACAACCTCTCCGCTGTGACATTCAAAGACTCTACTGTCGGCACACCGGTTACGCTGACTGAAGAGCAGTACACGCTTGATGCCAAGTTTGGTACGGTTACATTTAATGATGTGGCAGGCCTAACGATGCCGATACTGGCGTCTTACACCAATGGTGCGGTGTCACATACCACGCTGGCATCTAACTTCAATGAAGAATACGAGCTGTTCTTCAAAGGCATTAACACAGCCAATGGTGAACACATGGTGGTTCGCTTATGGCGCACTAAAAAGTCACCTGAAACCACATTCCCATTAATCCATGAAGAATTAGGGCAATACTCTATTTCAGGTCAGGCATTATCGGACGTTACAAAACAAAATGATGCAACGCTTGGGTTATACGGTCACATCGTAACAATTCCTGCGGTTCAACCTTAAAACCAACACAGGCACAAGAAAACTCCACGACGCATAGGCGTCTTTTTTTGTGCCTGTTTTTTAAATTTCTTTCATTTGCATTAAGCGATTAATGAAAACGAAAGGGATTCATCCCATCACTTAACTAAACCGTCCTTTATGGGCGGTTTTTTTATGCCTGTTTTCAGGCAAACCACTGGCTAGAACGACGGTTCGAAAAGCACGTTTTCATATTCAGCGTGCCTGCCAGTTTCTTTTTTTTGAATATGATTAGGAGGAAGTCATGAATATGATGACATCATTAAATTTACGCGCCATGGTCTCAAATGAAAATGGCGAACCAAAGACAACCAGTTATGCAGTGGCGGAAGCATTTAAAAAACGACACTCCGATGTGCTTCGAGCAATTAAAAATATGAAGTGCTCACAGAAATTCCGTGAACGCAATTTTGCGCTTTGCTTTGAAAACAACAAGTTACAGAACGGAAAGCCTAGAAAATTTTACCAAATGACCAAAGATGGCTGGATGTTTCTGGTTATGGGCTTCAATGGTGAGAAGGCAGATGCAGTAAAAGAGCAATTTATTGATGCCTTCAACTGGATGGCAAGCCAATTAACCCAAGTCTTTCAATCTAAATGGGCGCGATATAACCATATTGTCGGTTATCGCAATAGTCGAAAGCAGCAAGTTAGTTGCTCGGCCAGAGATATGAATGCATGGAAACATGAAAAGCATCCGCTTGATGATGAAATAGCGCAATTAGAGAGTGAATTGCAACCATCATTGCCATTCTTCCAATCATCTTGATCAGATTTTAAATCTAATCAAAACCATTGCCACCTTCGGGTGGCTTTTCGAGATTCCATCATGAATGATTTTTTCTTAGCAGATAATCGCAGTATTCAGCTGGGCGATATTGAAGTGCGTCAGATTCAGGTGAAAAACTATGATCAATGGCTTGGCTGTACTGCACAAATTAAAGTGTTTTTAGATAAAAAAGATCATTCAGATGAAGTTTTAACACAGCTGTTTTTAGCTCATCCGGTAGATGTTTTTAAAATGTGTCTACTGGTGACTTCGATTGATGCGGATCAGTTGAAGAAACTGGCGGTTGATCAGCCAGAACTTATTAAGCTGCTGCGTACCATTGTGAGTGTGAACAGCGCAGGCCTTAAGGTGGAACCAAAGCCTAAAGGCAAGGCCGATCCTGACGCCAGTTGGTTTGATTCATTCCAGTTTTTAATCAGCCTGGGTCATCGGCATGAGGATATTATGAATATGTCCTATGGTGCATTTCAGGCCTATCTGAAATCTGGTCGAAAGAATTATATGAACGATGTCAGCTTAAACGCTACCGCTGTGCGCGCTGCACAACATTCAGATAAAAAGGGTTTTGACAAGTTTAGAAAAGAGCTAAATAAACAGTGATTCATGCCACATAATTTATTAATATACTGAAAAATATTAAATAAACGGTGGGGTATGGCAACTAAGGTATGCAACTCATGTAAAAAAATTATGCGTTTTGAGCAAACGCACTGTCCAAGTTGTGGTGCTGAATACAAAAAATCTATGCCGAAATGGATGATCGCAGTGGCTGTTGTGGGTACGCTGGTGTTTAGTTTTGTACTTGCGACACCGAGCTCTGATTCTCCAGATCTAGAGAAGTCAGCACAAGTAAAGGCCATTGAACAACAAACGCAATCACGACTCGCTCTGCAGTCATTTTTGAAAGATTCGGCGACTGCTCAAATAAGAAACCATAATGGATACTGCGGTGAAGTTAATAGCAAAAATAGCTTTGGCGCCTATTCAGGCTTTAAGCGCTTTATTGCATCACCTGCAATCGTTGTGATCGAAGGCGAAAATATGAAGCCAGATGAATTTCAAAGAACATGGGAAAAGTTCTGCTTATAAAATTTTCTAAGGATTGATATGTCAAATTGTCCAGGTTGTGGCTCATCCAACACCAAAACGTTAAACATGGTTTGGTTAAGTGGAACAAGAAAAGGGAAGAGTGGTTTTGGTGGGGTGGGTATATCTACCAGTGGGCGGGTTACTGTTGGTGGTGGTCGAGGGCGTTCATCATCTCAATCAAATTTAGCGGCTACATGTGCTCCACCTAAGAAAAGCTCCTTACCAAAAATAATAGTCGGCCTACTTGGAATTATGTTTGTGCCACCTTTATTTTCTGGTGCTTTAAGTATTTTTACCGAACCAAAACTCCTGCATGGTGTCTTGAAT